GCTGAATCACGTATTCAGTGGATCAATGAAGAATTGAATAAATTGGAAAGTAAATAATGTTCCTATTATTCTGTTTACTAATCTATCCAATGATGGTAATCTGTATTGCATTGTCAACAAACGACAAGAATGACCCACGGAGAAATTAAATGATTGTTTACCTTGTAAATAGCTGGTGTGACTACTACCTTAATCCAGATAACACTGTAGCTGTATTTCTATCTGAAGATAGCGCCTACAAATGGATTGAAGCTGAGCGTCTAAGCACAGTTACAGGTAATAACTATTCCGTATATGAGAAAGAGGTAATTGATTGTGACAACTGAATATGATGAAGACGTTGTTGGTATCGTACAAGAGCGACTCCTTGACGGCAGTCATGGGTGTTATTTTGAAGGAGTTATCCTAGCTCCAGCAATCATCAAAGATAAAGTAAAGCACGGAACAAAGCTATATTCTGAGGATTATGTACGTGATTTGAAATTACAGATTCTCAGTCTTGAACAGCAAATTGATGAAATGTGGATGGAAGAACGTGTACGAGGAGAGAGGGATGAATAATTTTATTACTGGGGCTGTCGCTGCATTAGCTGCTATGGTTATCAGTCTTGTCCTGTGCGGCGTAGTGGATAGAGACTCACATACGCTTAATGTTTTAAATATCTGTCAAAAGAGCTTGCCACGGGATCAGAAATGTATTATTGTGGCTATATGTCCTGGAAAGGACATTCCTGCTAAGAAAGCAGACCCAAATAAAAGTACAGAGCATAAAGCTCTTAATGAAATTAAAGGAGAAGTAAAATGACACATCGACAAGAAGTAAAAGAACCTCATTATTACCTAAGCTATAAAGGTATCGGCGAGAAAGAAGTAACACTAGAAGAATTCATCCGAGCAGAACAGCAACATGGATTCCACTCTAAATTTGGCAAAGATCATCCAGCTACCGGTGGTTTCAGATCTGGTGACTTTTCTGGCACAGTGCGATATTTGGAGCAATCAAAATGACCTATTCCACACGATTTATCCTACTGTTTAGCGTACTTGTAGTGCTAGCAGTATGTCTGCCAAAGAAAGAAGCTAGCGCAGCTCCAGAGCATGAAAACCCTAGTGAACAATACGATTGTCTCATTGATTATAAGCTGGGTAAGAGTAATATGCTAGGCTATCAGCGTGGGATTCCTCTTCCTATGATGCTGGAGAAATTTGGTGACACAGATCAGAATATTTCTCAGATTCGTGAGGCATACACATGGCCTAAGATGAGTCTTGAAAATAATCAAGATACAATGATTGAAAAGTTTGCTGTAGAGATGTACAATCGCTGTATCGCACAGCAACCAAATATGAGCACAAAGCATGCACCGGCTAAATCAGATGGTAGTAAAGCAGAACCGAGCAAACCATTCTGGAAATTCTGAAGGCTTCTCTGTAGAATTTAGTGATTATGACCATCCGCATAGGGCTAGCTTCCAAGAATGGTACAATGAGGAATATGCTTTCTTCCTAAGACGAAAACGTCAGCATTATGACCTTGTAATTATGGAAGATGGGGAGTATAAATGGGATACGCCAAAGAATGCTTATCGTATTTGGTGTGCTGCTATGGAATGTGCTAAGAAGGTTTAATAATTCAAGAGGAGAATCTTGTGGGCTATGAACGTAAGAAACTTGGTAAGCAAGGGGAAGATGAGTGAGCTTGATTCGGAAAGTAATCAAACATTATCACCATAAAATTGGAGATGACGAAAAGATTTGTTGTCCCCTGCATAAAGAAGATACTCCATCATTTCAAATATATGATGAGACAAATAGCTGGAATTGTTTTGGCGCTTGTGGTGTTGGTGGAGACAGCATTACATTCGTAATGGAGAAAGACAAAGTAGAGTTTATTGATGCTCGTGATAAAGTGATGTCAATTCTTGGTATCACGTATGAACAATATAAGTTGGAGAAAGATAAGGTGAGTGAAATCGTTGTAGATTGCCTTCCTGAAATGGATCGTAGTGAGATTGTTAAGCTAATTCAATCTACTGGATATATTGGAAATAACTACCGAGGGATTAAAGACGAACATTTAAAATTCTTTGGTCACTTACGAAAGCTCGATGATAAAGGTAATGTGATTGCAAGCTATTATCCTGAGACGAACCAAAAAGGTAAAATCGCAGGTTATAAATGCCGTAATCACCCTAAAGACTTCAGCTTTGGTAAAGTAGGCAGTACTGGTAGTAAGAACCAACTATCGGGGCAAGTTAAGTTTACAAGTCGTGGTAAGTATCTACTGTTGGTTGGTGGGGAAGAGGATAAAGTAGCAGCCTATCAGATGCTATTTGAGAATCGATCTAGTGATGAGTATGATTCTATCGCAGTAGTTAGTCCTACATCTGGTGAGAGTAGTTGTGCCAAGCAGGTGGCATCCAACTTTGCTTTCTGTGACCAATTTGACCAGATCCATATTGGGATGGATAACGATGATGCTGGACGTAAAGCCGCTGCTGAAATTGCAGCAGTTCTACCGAAAGAGAAAGTTCGGATGGTCCTATGGTCCGGCAAAGATCCAAATAAAATGCTACAAGATGGTAAAGCTAAACAATTCTGTCGTGACTTCTATGCAGCCAAACCTCTTGTAGCTAGTGGTATTCAGGATTCAAGTGGTTTGATGTCACAGGTTAAGGAAGAGTTGCTTCGACCGCGTATTGAGCTTCCACCTCATCTACATAAGCTCCAAGCAGCAATGAAAGGGGGTATTCAACAAGGTCGTATTGTGAATATCATTGGTGATACATCAGTTGGCAAAACAACGCATGTTAACGGTCTTGTTTACCATTGGATGTTTAACGCTCCTGAGAAGGTAGGTGTGGTAAGTCTTGAAGCTACAGCAGGACAATACACATTGGACCTGTTATCATTGCACCTTGAGCAAAACCTCTTGTGGTTGGGTGATGGTCAGGATATTATTGACTATCTTGACCGTGAAGATGTACAAGCTCTATACGATGATCTTCTTACTGATAGTACTGGTCAATCTCGCTTTGCAATTCTAGATGAGCGTGATGGTGATATTAAGATGCTTGAAAAGCAAATTGAGAAGCTTATCCACCAACATGGCTGCAAGATTATTGTTATTGACGTACTAACAGATATCCTCCGAGGTAGTAACTCAGACCTGCAAGAAGACCACATGAAGTGGCAAAAACAGATTGTTAAAAGTGGTATTACAATTATCAACGTACTACATACCCGTAAACCACCAACTACAGCAGATGGAGCATTCCGAAAAGCTACAGAGTTTGACGCTTTTGGTTCTAGTTCTTTCGTTCAGGCGGCGGCCATTAATATTGTAATTAGTCGTAATAAGATGAGTCCTGATAGTATTCAGAAAAACTTGACATTTGTTGATATGCCTAAATGCCGAGGTGGTATCACTGGTGAGATTACTCAGCTTTATTATGCTCAAGAGACGCGACAAGTGGTTGACTATGAGGACTATATGAATGTAAAATATGGCTCTCAACAATCAACAAATGATAATCCACCAGAACATCATAATAGTGTGGAAGAACCTGATTTTTAAAGAGAGATAAATAATGTCGGAAAATGATTTCATTGCTGGTGACTGGATTGCAGACTGTGAAACATATCCAAATGTTTTTACTCTGGCTGCTTGTTATGCAAGTGGTAAGGGTATGCGAGTATTTGAAATCAGCACACGTAAAAATGAAGTACAAGAAATGCTTGATTTCCTTCGCAAGATTGTGATTGCTAAACATCGGATGGTGACATTTAATGGTTTAGGTTTTGACTATCCTGTACTTCATTACATTTTAGAGAAGTCTGTTAAAGCTAAAGCTGGTGGTTATGAATTACAGATTACACCAATTGAGATTTACAAAGTAGCTCAGAAGATTATTGACTCCATGAAAACTGAGAAGTTTGGATCAAATATTCGATCTGCTGATGTTAAGATCATTCAGGTTGATTTGTTTAAGATTCACCATTTCGATAACAAAGCCCGCTCTACATCTCTAAAGATGCTTGAGTTTCAGATGCGAAGTGATGAGATTGAAGATCTTCCGTATCCAGTTGGGAAGATTCTTAAAGATCATGAAATTGATGAACTGATTAAATACAACAAGAAAGATGTTATTGAAACTCTCAAGTTCTATCGTCATAGTCTTGATGCAATTCGACTACGAGCTGAATTAACTAAAACATTTGGTTTTGATTGTACAAACTTTAATGATACCCGCATCGGAAAAGAACTATTTGTAAACCGTCTAGAAGCTAATCGTCCCGGCGTTTGCTTCAAACAAGAATGGAATAACAAATCTCAACGGATGCAGAAAAAGATTCAGCAGAGTAAACGTGAGCAGATTAATTTGAGGGAATGTATTCTCCCTTACGTTGAATTCAATCGACCTGAATTTACAGCTATCCGAAACTGGTTTGCTAATCAGACGATTAAAGAAACAAATGGTGTATTCTCTGATCTTGAAGAACATAATCTTGGTGATGTTGCTAAGTATGCTAAGATGCGTGTTAAGTTTGTAAAGATGAATGACCCACTTGACAAGAAGAATAAGCGATACGTTCCAAGTGAGGAGCATGTACTTGAACTTATGGCTCTACACCCGCTTGGGTGGGTGGAGTCTGTACAGTTGAAGAGCCCAAAAGGAGCAGCTAGTTTTTACTTCTGCTGGAATATTGCTGAGACATTGAATGTTGTAATTGATGGTTTTCAATATGACTTTGGTACTGGCGGAATTCATGGATGTAA